TCTATTTTGTAAGTCATTGCCAATATTTGAGTCTGTAATTGCTGCAAATTTTTGTCCTGCTTGTACTACAAAACCCATTAAGTTGTATAAAGTTGGTGATGGCTCTGTAAACGGTAAATTAAAAAACTGATCTCTGATGTTTCCGCCAGGTGCATCTACGTCTCTAAACTCACCAGGTTGTATCGGTTGATCATCATCTCTAACTCTCATACCTCTAGATTTAAATCCAGCTGGTAAATTTTTTAAAGTTCCTGCATCAATTAATTGTCTTAACGATTGTGTTGCTGCTTGAGACAAACCACCAATCATATGAGTTAAACCAAAACCATAGAAACCTAAACCGGGTAAAAATTTATAATGAACAAAGTATTCTATTCTTTGATAAGTTGGATCATTAGGTCTATAGTTTCTGTAGATAGATAAAACTTCTCCTGAACCTTCATCAATTGTTACGATGTAAGGTATTTTAATTTTTTTAGCTTTGTCGTCAAAGTCTTCAAAGTCATCTAAGTTAAGATCGACATGCATTTCTAAAATTGTATGTAAATAATCTGATCCTGTTCCCTTAATACCTTCTAGCTCGTTTAATTTTTTTTGTACTTGATCAGGCTCACTGTTTGAATCTATTAAATCTATATCTCTATAGAATCCTGCTGCCATTTTTTTAGTTACTTCATTAGCTGTCATTTTAATAACGTGAGTTATTCTTTCACAATCTTTTAAATCTGAAGCATAGTAAGGAACAACTAAATCTTCTGCTGGAATAAATTTAGATACAGGTCTATCTAGCATTGCATCAAAATATATTTTTTTAAATGTAGATCCTGATAGTGGTAAATAAAATAACATTTGATCCATGTCAGTTGTGTAATCTTCCATCTCCTCCATTAACAAGTAATTCATGTAATCTTTGACTCTATCTGCTTGTGCTTCGGTGGCCGGTGAAACAGCACCTACAACTTGGGTTCGGACTGGACCATCACTTGGAACTAACTCTTTATAAGCTTGTGCTTGAAACTGCGTAACAGATTCAGCTAACAACGGATGAGTGACACCAGATGCGCCTTTAAATGGTTTTGTAACTTCTTGATACTTAGTACCTAATAGATCTAAACCTTTAATATATGCATCTTCCCATTCTTTCCTTGAAGTTTTATCTTTTTTGTATTCTTGGATAAGCTCCATACCCATGTCTTTGAGAGTACGTTCATCCATACCTTCAGCAAGATTTGCGTTAAATTCATCTTGAGGTCTTTCCTCAACCATTTCTTCTTCACCTTCAACTGTTACGTCTACAGGTAAACCTTCAGGTTGTTCTTGTTCTTCTTCAAAACCCTCTTGTAATTGTTCTGATAATGTTTTTTCTACTGCCATAATTAATTGTACCTTATTGGTTTAAACATATCTACCACAAGTCCGCCAAGTTTCTTGTAGGTTTTTTGTGTACCTCTCATCAGTGGATTGACTTTAATAGCAAATGCATCAAAATACAAGGCAGGATTAGAGGGTTCAATAAACGTAAATCCAGGAGCCTCCTTGTTTGAAACTTCTTCGTGATATGTGCTTTTTACTTCTTTACCTGAAAGTTTGTGTCTGTCAGGATATTTAAATTTATCTGTTGATATTTTTTTGTAAGGTTTTGATGGATCAGATAAAGATATTTTTGTTGGGCCTGCTTGCGATCCATATAATCTAGCTGCTCTTTTCATTAGATTAGGCATTACTGAAGTACCACTCTTATTGATACCTTTACCATTGGCATAGCCATAAAATCTTTCGTTACCTGCTTTGTATCCTTGACGAAAACTTAATTTGTCAAATGGGGCAACGGCTACGTAATCAACATTCTCTCTTGCCGCTCTTTGCATCAAATATTTAAGTGCATGGTCTCCGTATTGATCTGCTTCAACCATAGGAAAATAATCTGTCTCACCACCCTTGCCAGTCATTTTTTGTATACTTTGTGTGGTTTTAGCTAATTGATTTGATATAGCACTTGCAGCAGCTGTATCATTCTTTGTCATCGCATTTTCTAAAGAGGTTATAAGTTTTGATCTTTCATTGTTTAATAATTTAATTTCAATATCTTTTTGAAAAGGATTAATTCTTTTTATACCATCAAGCTGTTCAAATTTTTTTAGTTTTTTTGCAACACTCTGATTTACATCAGATTGTATTTCATTAATCATAAATACTTTTTTTCCATCGGGTGTAAATCTTGTATCAAATCTTACATGATAAATGTTATTTGTGTTGTTACCTAACACATCAGAAAAATGACCACCTGTATTGTATGGCTTATTGTTTGTTACAATCTCTTCTGGAAGAGTCATAATTGTTTCTCTGTAATTAGTACCACCATCAAGTGTATAATTTCTTTCACCACTATAATATGTTTTTGTGTTTCTTAACGGAGCCGCCGCTGCATTTAGTTCACCTTCTAATTTATTTAAAACTAATTTTTGTGATTTATCAAAGTTAGGTCTAGCCTTTGCCATTTTTAAAGATTTGCTTAAATTTCTAAAAGCTCCTTGTCCCATCTCACCGTTTTTAATTGCAAGTAATTCAAACTGAGCATCACTGAGTTGTCTTACAATATCATCGTCATTTCTATATTTAAAATTTAATATTTGTAATCTATCTTCAAGCATTTTTACCGTGTTATCAAATTTTTCTCCAGCACCTGATGGTCTACCTAACTCAACTGGTTTCAGTCTGTTCATAGGATTTAATTTAATCATTGCACCAAGTTCATTAGCATCTAATTTTATTCCAAACTTTTTGGCTGCTGCTAACAGACCGCCAGTCAAATTTCCTTGTTGATCAAATACAGCAACGTTAGTATCAAACAATTCTTCTTTTGAAATGTTAACTTCTTTACCAACAAAGGGTCCTGAATCGTATTTAAATTTTTTCTCTGCTCTTTCAATTCTTGTTGATGGTTTACCAAATACAGTAAAGTTTACTTTTCTTGTAGAAGTTAAATGATCTAACCATTCATCTGCTGTATAAGATCCTCTACCTTTTCTCATTATCCAATCGTATGTAGATGATCCAAAGCCTGGAGCTACATCATCACCCATTTGTAGTGGTTTTGTTTTCTTAAGAACTATAGGTGGGTTTTTAATTTCTTGTATAGCTAACTCTTGACCTTGGGCTTGTGAAGGCTTTGGTTGATAAGTTATCTGTTTTTGTTGTGTTCCGGTAGCCGGTGTAGCTGATTCTTTTTTACCTTTAAGAAGCCGCTTCCCAAACTGAAATAAACTCCGCAGGGACATAGTCCCTCCTAATACATTTTTGTAGGTTTGTTTCTACCTAGTTTGCATTTTACTTTTATAGACTTACCTGTTTTCAATCCCATACCAGGTGTTCTTTCATCATAACCTTTGAAACCTGTTTCAATAGTACCACCATATGGTCTTGCATAATTTAATTTTGTTTTACCTTTTGAAGATGTAGTCATTATAGAGTGACCAGGCATACCTGCACGTTTACTACCAGTAATCCCTGCTTTACTCAAAACTGTTGGAGAAGCATCAAAAATTTTACCTAATCTTTTTTCTCCACTTTTTCTTTTATAAAATTTTTCTTTAATATCTTTTTGCATCGAAACTTGTTTATCGGTAAAACCAGAATCTTTCTTTGCTTTGTATTTGTATATTTTATTTTTCATCAAATTTATTGTTTCTTTTTTATTTCCAGAACCTCCTAATGCTCCAATTCCAGCTTTTCTACCAACAGATCTTTTTGGTTGTTGAGCAACTCTTCTTTCTTTTGGCCTTTCTTTTGAAGTGTTTGGATCAGTAAGAGCAATTCTTCCATCTTTGATTGTTACTGTTTTACCCGTCCCTGACGAATATCCTGGAACCTTCATCATGCCACCACCCATGTAAGTTTTTTTTACAGGGGCAACTTTATTTTTTTTAGAAGGTCTTTCTACTTTTCTTGGATCACCAACATTTTCTTTTCCAATAACTTTTGCTATCGCAGCCTGTCTTGTTTGTTGAAATCTTTCTTCTTTCATAGGATTTTCAGGACTTCCTTTTTTATATCCCATAGGTCTGTTCATCATACCACCTCCCATTTTTTTATTTTTATCTTCTTTCTTTTTCATTTTAGATTTTAAGTATTGTTGTGCAGCGACTCCAGCAGCAGCTACAGGTAAAATCATTTTACCAAGCCTTGTTGCTTGTGCTGCTCTTAATGCTCTTCTCGCTATTTTAGATTTTTTTGATGCTTCTGGAAGTTTTGGTTTTACACCAATGATTGTGCTCGTAGCTTTTGCTTTGTCTCCAGCACTTACACCTGTTTTAAAAACTTTTTGATATCCTTGAAAAGTTTTTCCCATGGATGATTTTGCAGTAGTGCCTTGAACTGCTTTACCTCTTTTAGCTTTCATAACTTTACCTGGTTTCATTTTTTCATCTTGTAAACCTTGACCTCTGCCTTTTGCTTTTTCTGCTCTAAGTATTTTAAAATCTTGTGCATCAATTTTATTATTTTTATTCTTGTCTAATTTTGCTTGACCACCTGAGAGCATTTTACTTTTTTTAAGACCCTTTTCTCTATTAGTGTCTTCATCTTTTTTTAATATTCTTATTGGCATAGGTT